TTTTAATTGTTCTTTATTAGTTATTTTAATTTTAAGTATATCGAACTCTCCTAAGAGCTTTAAAAACTCTTTATAAGTCTTTTTACTATTACCTACAAAATTTTTGCTCTTAGTAGCTCCTAACAATACACATCCATGAGTATGAACAGCTTTATTACCAGAATGAATACGGATACCGCTAAATGATACACCTTTATTATCCTTAACAGTTAGATCAGGTTTATTGTAAAGTAGTGGCATAAGCTCTTTAAATCGATTAGAGTAGCTCATAGTCATACTATACTCTCCTTCTGGGATGGCTGTTTCTCCATAGACTTTTATACCCTCTCCTCTTACTATATCTTCTAGTGTATAACAGAACTCAACACCATCTATGAATAACCTGCCTATAGTGCTTATACTTGTGTAAGTATCTCTGATAATAGTGATGTGCATTATTTGTAATTTAGCCTCTTCATAAAGCCTTTAATCTCTCCTATATCAGATGCGATATTTTTTAAATCATCTTCTACATCGCTTATTTTAGCTTCTAACTTAGAATAATTTTCTTTATTATCTTCCTTTACAGATTTAACATCTTTTTCTAATTGCCTAATCATTAGCGAATTTTTTTCAGTCTTATTATTAAATCTAATAAAACCAGCGAATAAGCCACTCAATAAAAGTATAAATTGTATTATATTTTCTATTGTTATTGCACTATCCATAATTTATTTTTTAACTATCCTAAATTTATAAAAACTAAATATAAATTTTATATAATTATTTTATTCTTAATCAATATTATAATACTCTTTTATACCATTATCTAAAACAGTATCAAATTCAACAGGTAATTTTGATAAAATAATTATATTATCATAACCATTATCACGTTCATAAGGTTGATCTGTTTCAGGGTTTATAGGAGTAGTTATTTCTCCTGTTTCAAGGTTTATTATGTGCTTAGGTAAAGCAATCCCGTTAACATCGTATGAAATTTCATCCTTAACAACTTCATATCCTGTTGTTTCATTTGTAACAACTACAACCTCTCCCGCATTTTTAACGTAAGTTTGTAGCTTTAAATAAACAACTGCTTTCGGTTTTGAGTTTGAATCTGTTTCTTCTTGAACTGTTACCCCATCTCTAACTAACCTTCTTTTTAATCCCGTTTTTGGATCGGTTCCGTATTCGTAAATATTTGCATTCATAATTTATAATTTTAAAGTTCTGCGCTGTTGTTTGCGCTATCTATTGAAGCAGTCCATAAATTTGTTCCCGTTGTTGCGTTTATTAAGTTAGTTGTTCCTTTTGCTACGTTTCCAAAAATATAAGCATTTTTTGCGTACATTCTTATTCCTATTATTGCGGAATTAGCTACATTAATTGTGTTGTTAAAAACACTTGCATCCGTAGCACCTTGCAAACTTATAGCTTGACCACTTGTTCCTTGTATTTCAATAGTATTATTAATCACTTTTGGATTAGTGCTGGCTGAATAATAAATACCATAACCAGTCCCCGTTGAAGTTGAAACAATATTACATCCTTCTATTAAACTAACTTCAGTTACAACTGCGTGAGCTGAAGCTGCTGAAGTAATATAACAGTTTATTAAAGACAACATTTGATAAGCGGCTTTTCCTGTGTCACTTATTAAAGTGCAATTAATTGCTTTAGCAGTGTTTACACCTTGTACGGCTTCCCCCGTTGTACTTTTAACAAAACAATTTGAAACAATTGAACTGGCTGTAGTAACGTTACAGGCTTTTCCTGTTGTTGCGTAAAATTGAGAATTGTTTATAAACCCCCCGACAAAATTACGACCACTATTAACTTCCGCAATAATATTACTGATTTTATTTGCGCTTATAGTGTTATTTCCAGAGCCATTATTTATGTAAGTTCCCCCTTTAATGCTATCTCCCGAATTAAAATATATTGCATTACCTAAATTGCCTACAAATGTACTTCCTACACCATTAAATCTCTGAACTGTTGGTATAGATAAACAAGGCCCAGCTAAATTTTCCGCATAAACATTTACTACATCAATTTGAGTCTGTGCGCCATTAAAATTTAAAACATAACTTGAAGTCGTGCCGCCTGTCCTTAGTAAACGTCCATTTATTATTCTTATAGTGTTACCTACTGAATTATCATCAAACATGTTTGAGCCATCTGTTGCGCTGTAAGTGTATGTAAAACCATTTAAATCTATATCCCTTCCATTAACAATATTAATAGTTCTTGAAACACTTTCAGTAATATCTGAATATAATTTTACACTTCCTTGACCTGCATCATAAGCGGCTTTAACAGTTGCGTAAAAAGTTGGACTTCCTGCGCTGTCTGTTGTTCCTACAATTCCAAAACCAGCCGCCAAAGCAACCCAATTATTTAAAGCCGTATCAAATCTATAAAGAGCGTGTTTATCAGTATTAAATATCACTTCATTATCTTGAGCCGTTGCAATTAAAGAAGCCATTTCAAGGTCTGTTAACCTATTTAAAAGAATGCCATCATTAACACTTGAAAGAATTAATTTACCACCTGCAAAAGTTAAACTATCCGTAATAGTTGCTACTCTTCCACTTCCTATAGTATCATTTGCAGTATAAATAGTATTACCACCACCAATAGCAGCCCATGCAGTACCATCAAAGCTCATTAAACTATCGGCAGTCTTATCATAGCATAAACTACTCTTTTGAGGTGTTATAGCATTCCACGCAGCACCATCATACTTAACCCAGTCTTGTAAAGCAACAGAACCCCATCCAACATTAACACTACCACCACTAGATAAAATATAAATATCATTAGTATTACTTGTAGGAGGTGCTACACTACCATCTACAAAATTTAAGGCAGCTGGTAATAATAATTCATCTATACTTTCTAATTCTCCTTTCTCATTTTTCCACGCATAATCTCCATTATTAGCATCTGGATGCCATTTAGGATTATGAATATCACCTGATACAGTTATATTTTTATGTAGTATTGCCATATTTTAATAAAATATTATTCCTTTTTTATTTACTTGAGGTGGATTATCACAGTCATCAAACAAAGGAAATTTTGTACTATCTGCATCTTTAGCCTCTTTGATATACTCAATCATATCTTTTTTCCAAAAATCAGCCTTATTAATGTAGAAATCTCTACTCTGTGAATATTCAAAGCTTCTAGCCTGACTAGATTGCTCTGTGTTATTCTCCATAGCACCTTGATTAGTTAATTGAGTATGTACCTTAGAATACACCTCATAAACTATGTAATGAGCTAACATAGGCTTTATAAACTGATTAACTATAATAGTGTTATCAACCGTTAAAGATGCACCAGCTATCTGACTTAATAATTCATCATAATACTTTACACCTAATACACTTTTAACATACTTTCTTTGGCTTGTTAAAATATACTTATCAAAATAAGCACTATCAAAATAATTATCATTTATAGCTTGGCTACTAACCTCAGTTGAGGTCATCATTTCAGTATTATACGCCATATTAATTAACCTTTTTCAATTTCTTTAATCTTACTTTCAGCCCAGCTTTTCATACTTTTACCTCCCCATAACAAGTATGATATAGTACCGCATGCTTTTGTATCTGATGGATCATAATACTCTTCAGCTCTTGATAAATAACTAAAAGTCCTTTTTATAGTGCTAAAAGATAACCCTCTTTTATTAGCTATATCCTGTGCTCTTTGCTTTCCTACATTAGTAGCACATTTATTATTAACCTCATCATTTAACTTAATACCTCTCTTAGCATTGTTAACCGCTGCATCAGGATAATCAGCATAAGTTTTTACATACACAAAATCACTAGCACTAGCATAAACATCATCATCTTTTTTTTCTTCAGTATCTTCTATATTTGCTACCGCATTTTGATTAACAAATATATCTCCTATACCACCATCTAAAGCATCTAAACCAAGCATCTTACGAGCTTCATTAATAGTAACTACACCATTAATATCTACTCTTTCTGAATTACCTACAGGAGCTACATTTAAAATACCTATTTCAATATTACCATATTTAGTATCTCTTGAAATAATCTTATTTAACACCTTTAATATAGGCTCTTGAAAGTCTGGAATAACTACGCTATTCATAAACTTATCGTATTCATCCTTTATCTGTTGGTTACTTCCTAGCTTTCCACCTGTTTCTATACCAGCTAAACTAGGAGTAATTCTATGAGCTGTAATTATTGCTTTAGTAGTTAATTGAGATAACTCTAAAAACTCTCCATCTCTCTCTCTTTCAAACTCTTTTATACTTGCTGCCTGTTCTGGTGAATCTAATAACTCTACTAAGAATTTATCATTATTGGCTTCTCCTGTAAATTTGTCTTTAATCTTATCAACATATTGCTGTGCATTCATGCCATCTGGAACCTCTCCAAACATCTGAATTAATACGGATGGAAAAAAGCCATTATCAAATTTATCAATATTGTACTTAGACATTCTGTACTCAATGTCAATCCAATCTAAAGCACCTACATAATCTGGTAGTCCATAGTAATTAAATTCAGGATACTTTCTCATTCCATGAATTAAAAACTCTTTTTGACTTG